GTCGTCACGCAAAGTGACGGCACTCGGTGCTGCGCAATGCAGCGGTGAGGGAGTGATCGACCATGCCTCGAGGAGGCCACGCAGCATCAGGGCCGGCACCGGACCCGAACGCGCTGCGCCGCAACCGCAAGTCCGACGCCGCCGGTTGGCGCACGCTTCCGGCCGCCGGCCGCGAAGGCGAACCGCCCGAGTGGCCACTCACGGAGGCGACCGACCGCGAGTGGGACGTCTGGGGTGACCTGTGGGAGAAGCCACAGGCCGTGATGTGGGAGGAGATGGGGCAGTCCCTCGAGGTCGCTCTGTTCGTGCGCACCCTCGCCGAGGCTGAGCGGCCCGACGCCCGGGCGGACATCAAGAAGATGGTGCGCGGCTACCTGGATTCCCTCGGCCTGAGCGTCCAGGGCATGCTGCGCCACCGGTGGAAGATCGCCCCCGCCGAGGAGCTCGAGGAGCTCGCGGCCGCACCCGAGCAGCCTGCCGCCCGCCGGCGGCCGTCGGCACGGGACCGGCTGAAGGTCGTGCCCAGTGGCGAAGGCAGCTGAGGCCGCCGCCGAGTTCGTCGTTGACTTCCCCACGCTCTGGATCGTGCCGGACTGGATCGAGCACCACTGCCCGATCCCGGACGGCTTCCGCCAGGGCGAGGACCTCGAGCTGTACCCCTGGCAGCTGTGGTGCACGGCCAACCACTACCGCGTGAAGCCGACGGCCACCGTCGGGCAGCTGGCGCCCGCGTTCCACTACCGCCGAAGCCAGATCGTCGCCCCGCAGAAGACCGGCAAGGGCCCCTGGTCCGCGGCCATCACGCTGGCCGAGGCCCGCGGCCCGGTCGTCTTCAACGGCTGGGCCAAGGGCGGCGAGCGGTACCGGTGCGCGGACTGGGGCTGCGCCTGCGGCTGGTGGTACGAGTACCAGCCGGGCGACCCGATGGGCCGGCCCTGGCCGACACCGCTCATCCAGCTCACGGCCACCTCCGAGGACCAGGTCGCCAACGTCTACCGGCCGCTGCAGAACATGGTGAAGCTCGGCCACCTTGGCGACGTCATGCGCGTCGGCGAGGAGTTCACCCGGATCGGCACCGAGGGCCGCATCGACGTCGTCACCTCGAGCGCCCTGTCCCGCCTGGGCAACCCGATCAACTTCGCCATGCAGGACGAGACCGGCCTGTACACCACGGCGAACAAGCTGCGCCGCGTTGCCGAGACGCAGCGCCGAGGCCTCGCCGGTATGGGCGGCAGGTCGATGGAGACCACGAACGCGTGGGATCCCTCGGAGGACAGCGTCGCTCAGCGCACCTCCGAGTCGAAGGCCCGGGACGTCTTCCGGTACCACCCGCAGGCGCCCAAGTCGCTGTCCTACGGGGACAAGCGTCAGCGCCGGAAGATCCACCGCATCGTGTACGCGGGCAGCACGCACGTCGACCTGGACGCGATCGAGGCCGAGGCGGCCGAGATCATGGAGAAGGACCCGGCGCAGGCCGAACGTTTCTACGGCAACCGGTGCGTGGCCGGCAGCGCCAGCTGGCTGGACGGCGCGAAGTGGGCGGCCAAGGCCGAGGCCCGGCGGATCCGTCCGCTGACGCGCATCGTGCTCGGGTTCGACGGCTCCGACATGGACGACTGGACCGCGATCCGGGCCGAGACCATGGACGGCTACCAGTTCACGCCCCTGTACGGGGACGAGGACCTGCCGACGATCTGGAACCCCGGCGACTACGGCGGCCAGGTCCCGCGCGCCGAGGTGCGCGCGGCCATGAGTCAGCTGATGCGGCGCTACGACGTGGTGCGGCTGTACGCGGACCCGCCGTACTGGGACACCGAGGTGGACGAGTGGGTGGATCTGTACGGCGAGGAGCGCGTCATCCGCTGGTACACCCGGCGCATCGTGCAGATGCACTCGGCGGCCGAGCGGCTGCGGGTCGACGTCGTGAAGCGCAACAGCGAGGGCGCGGCATTCACGCACGACGGGTGCCCGATCACGCAGGCGCATATCGAGAACACCCGCGCGGCCGCCCGGCCGGCGGAACGGTACGTGCTCCGCAAGGCGAGCACGCCCCAGAAGATCGACGCCACCGTGGCCTCGATCCTGGCGCACGAGGCGCTCGGCGACGTCATCGCCGCGGGCCTGGCCCAGAAGCAACAGTCCTTCTACTACGGCAGCTGAGAGGAGGGGCCGATGGTCACGTACGAGCGGGCTCTGCAGCTGGTGTCACTGCTCGAGGCTGAGCTGATGATGCGCAGCAGCGACATCGCCGTTCACAACGCGTACTACCGGGGCGATCACCCGCTGAAGTTCGCGAGCGCCGAGTTCGCCAAGTTCCACGGCGGCAGGTACCGCGAGTTCTCCGACAACTGGACGCAGGTCGTGGCCGACAGTCCGGTGGAGCGGATGGACGTTACCGGCTTCCTGGCGTCCGGCGAGACGCAGGCCGACAAGGATCTGTGGAACGTGTGGCAGGTCAACGGCCTGGACGCTGACAGCCAGCTGGGCTTCCTTGGTTCGGTCGTCAACGCCCGCTCGTTCGTCCTCGTGTGGGGTGATCCGGAGAACCCGGAGATGCCGGTCGTGACTTTCGAGGACGCCAGCCAGTGCATCATCGCCTATGAGCCCGGCTCGCGCCGGCAGCGGCGGGCCGCGCTGAAGCGGTGGCAGGACGGCGGCCAGGACTACGCCACCCTCTACCTGCCCGGCGAAGTGTGGAAATTCTGCCGACCACACATGACCACCAGCGACGACAAGTCGCCGCAGATGGTCGACGTGGACGAGGAGCTCAGGCGGTGGAAGCCGCGGGAGTTCGAGGAGGAACCCAACCCGCAGCCCAACCCCATGGGCGTCGTCCCGATGGTGGAGCTGCCGAACAAGCCCGTCCTCGTCGGCGAGCCCATCAGCGACGTGCGCGGCGTGATCGCCATGCAGGACGCCATCAACCTCCTGTGGGCGCAGCTGTTCACGGCCTCTGACTACGCCAGCTTCCCGCAGCGGGTCATCATGGGCGCCGAACGGCCCATGATTCCCAAGCTGAACGAGCAGGGCGAGGTCGTCGGCTCCATCCCCGTCGACATCGAGAAGTTCGCCGTGGACAGGGTCATGATGTTCAGCGGCCGGGACGTGAAGATCGGCGAGTGGCAGGCCGCGAACCTGCTCATGTACACGGGCATGATCGAGGTTGCTGTCGGGCACCTCGCCGCCCAGACGAGGACCCCGCAGCACTACCTGATCGGGAAGATGAGCAACCTGGCAGAGGGCGCTCTGCTTGCCGCTGAGACCGGTCTCGTGAAGCGCGTGGAGGAGAAGCAGACCTGGACTGGGCAGGGCCTGCGGGAGATGGCCCGGCTGATCGCCCTGGCCAAGGGTGAGGACGCCAAGGCCGAGGCCCTGCGCGCCGGCCGCGTGCTGTGGGCCGATGCCGAGTCCCGCTCCCACGCGCAGATGGCCGACGCGCTGCTGAAGCTCAAGCAGTTGGGCTTCCCCTTCGAGTGGCTGGCCCTGCGGTACGGGCTCACGCCCACCGAGGTCGCCGACGTCATGGCGCTCAAGGCCGCCGAGCTCGAGGCCGACCCGGTCACCGAGCTGACCCGGCAGATGACCGGCGGCGCCGGGCCGATGCCGACGGCGCCGGCCGCTCCGGACGAGGACCAGGACGACGCCGTCGAGGAGGAGACGGAGGCAGCGGCGTGAGCCCGTCACCCGAGACGCAGGCGCATGTCGAGGCCCGGCGCCAGCTGTCGGAGGCGACCGCCCGGGCCACCCACCAGGCGTGGCGGCAGATCGACCAGGACCACATCTACACCTCGTGGCTAGGGCTGCTGGCCCGAGTGGTGGCGATCGTGTCGGGCGGGCAGTTGGCGGCCGCACAGTCCACGAACCTGTGGCTCGCCCGGCTGCTCGGTCCCGCCGACCCGGACCGTCCCGACGCCGACCAGGTCGACCCGGCCATGCTCGCCGGTGTCGACGGCGCGGGCCGGCCGCTCGCCGCGGTGCTCATGGCGCCGATGTGGGCGGCGCTGCGGCTGGTCACCCAGGGCAAGCCGATCGTCCCCGCCATGGCCCACGGGCAGGCGCTCCTCGACACCATCGTCCGTACCGCCGTGGCGGACGCGGGCCGGGCCGCCGACCAAACGGGCATGGTCGCCCGCCGGGAGGTCACCAACTACGTGCGGGTCACCGAGGGCGGCGCCTGCTCGCGCTGCATCGTCCTCGCCGGCATCCGCGTCGGCGGCGTCAGCACCGCGTTCAAGCGGCACCCCAACTGCCACTGCGGCATGGAGCCTTTCGACGCCAAGGACGTCTACGACCAAATGACCCCCGCGCAGCGGAAGAAGACGTTCGGCGAGGCCGGGATGAAGGCCATCGACGCCGGCGCCGACATCTCCCAAGTGGTCAACGCCCGCAAGGGCATGACCACGGCCACCGCGTTCGGCCGCACGCTGCAGACCACGACCGCGGGAACCACCAGCCGCGGCATCGCGGGCAAGGCGCTGCAGAACCTGCAGAAGGTTCCCGGCCAGCGCTACCGCGTATCGCAGACCCCCCGGCTCATGCCGGAGGAGATCTTCCGCCTGGCCGACAACCGCGACCACGCGATCCGGCTGCTGCGGCAGCACAGCTTCATCGTCTGACCCCGCCCGCGCGCAACGCCCGGGCCCAACCCCGCAATGGGAGTACCAGTGGATCTCAGCACCCTGCCCTGCCACGCCCGCGCGCACGCGCCCGGCTGGGCCCACCCCTACGCCACCGGCCCGTTCTCGCCGTTCTTCTACGCTGACGGCGACGAGGACGACGGCCAGGACGACGACGCCGGCAGCGGTGACGACGACCAGGACGAGGACGAGGGCGACCAGGACGACGACGCCGGCGGTACCGACGACGACGGCGACCCGGAGGGCGCCGACCAGCTCGGCGACCCCGGCAAGCGGGCGCTCGACAGCATGAAGGGCAAGCTGCGCGCCGAGCGCGAGAAGCGCAAGGCGCTCGAGAAGCAGCTGTCCGAGAAGGACGACGCCGACGACAGCGAGAAGCTGCGCCGCGAGGTGGAGACCGCCGCGCTGTCCAAGGCGAACGGCCGCATCGTGCGCGCCGAGGTGAAGGCCGCGGCCGCGGGCAAGCTCGCGGACCCGGCCGACGCCTACCGATTCCTCGACCTCGAGCAGTTCGAGGTCGATGACGACGGAAACGTCGACAGCGAAGAGATCGCCGAGGCGATCCAGGATCTGATCAAGTCCAAGCCCTACCTCGCTGCCGCAACGGCCAAGCGGTTCCAGGGCACCGGCGACGGCGGGGCAGCGCGCAAGGCGCCCCGGCCCAAGCAGCTGTCCAGGGCTGACCTCAAAACCATGACACCCGCGCAGATCGTGAAGGCCAAGGCCGATGGCCGCCTGAACAATCTGCTCGGCGACGCCGGCTAACCGGCAAGCGAGGAGAAAACCATGGCCATCAGCGCCTTCATCCCCGAAGTGTGGGCAGCCGAGCTGCTCGTCGCGCTCGAGAAGTCCCACGTCTACGCCGCCCCCGGCGTCGTCAACCGCGACTACGAGGGCGACATCAGCGCCTTCGGCGACACGGTCCACATCGTGTCCCTGGCGGAGCCGACCGTCGGCACGTACACCAAGCACACCGACATCACGATCGAGGACGTGGACGACACCGAGCAGCTGCTGCTCATCGACCAGTCCAAGTACTTCGCGTTCGAGGTGGACGACATCGAGAAGCGGCAGGCCAAGAGCGGCGGCCGCATCCTCACCGAGCAGGCCCGCAAGGCCGCGTACAAGCTGAAGGACGTCTCCGACCAGTACGTGGCCGGCCTCATGGCCGCGGGCGTGGACGCGGGCAACCTGATCGCGGAGCAGACGCTCGCCACCCCGGCCGACGCGTACGACCTCCTGGTCGACCTCGGAGTCCTGCTGTCCGACGACGACGTGCCGGAGGACGGCCGCTGGGTCGCCGTCACGAACGGCTTCCACGGCCTGCTGCAGAAGGACGACCGGTTCGTCGCGGCCGGGGACGCCGCGTCCGCTGCGACCCGCGCCAACGGGTTCGTGGGCGAGGCGGCCGGGTTCACCATCCGCAAGACGAACAACGCCCCGGCGGGCCCGGGCGCAGGCGCGGGCAAGCTGATCATCGCCGGTTACAACGGCGCGGTCACCTACGCCGAGCAGATCAACAAAACCGAGGCGACCCGCAAGGAGAAGGGCTTCGCGGACATCGTGAAGGGCCTGCACCTGTACGGCTCGAAGGTCGTCCGCCCCAAGGGCCTGGCCGCTGCGGACGTGATCATCTGATGAAGCACGGCGACCAGATCCGCCTGCGGGGACCGGCCGGTGCACCCTTCGTGGTCACCGTCGGCCCCGCCTTCGAAGCGGACTACATCAAGAAGATGCTGCGACTCGGCGAGTGGACCCGGCTCGAGTCCGACGTCCAGGACGAGGAGCCCAAGGGGGACGGCCCGCCTGCCGGCGGAACGCCCCCGGCGGACGGCGACGACCAGGCCGCGGCTGCGTCGGCGCCCTCGAGCCCGCCCGCCAGCGAGCCCAAGGCCGAGACTCCGCCCGAGCCCGAGCCCGCGCCTGCAGGGAAGGCGACGGACCCGGACCGGCCCGCGGTCAACGCCACGAAGGCCGAGTGGATCGCGTACGTCGCACGCACCCGGCACATGTCCCGCGAGGACGCTGCCGCCTACACC